CACAGGTGCAGAAAAGCTATTAGCTGAAGTTGAAAAGCGCCTAGCCGAGCAAGCTGACAGCCACAAGAGCGCCCTAGAAGGCCTAGAGAGTGCACTACGTGAAAAAGCTGCTGAGCTAGAAGCTATTCAAAAGAGCCGTATGCAGTTTAGTGATGTTAAGAGCAGCGACGGTGGTCCTACATATGCAGAAAAAGAAGCTGCTGTATTTATCAGCAAGATCACTAAAAAGCCTATCGAAGAAACTAAGTATGCCAAGAGCCTAGTACAAAAGTACGCTAGTGGTGGTACAGCTGGTGCTGCAGGTAGTGGTGGCGGTGCTGGTGGTGCAGTTCGCCTACCAGGTCAAACTTGGGAACTAGAAGTTAGTACCAACATGGAAAACGAGATTCGTCGTCAGCTAGTTGTTGCTGGTACAATCCGTCAGATCGCTATGCCACAGCCTTTCATGAAGCTGCCTATCAATCCAGATGCTGGTGCAGATGCAACCTGGGTAGCAAATAGTGATTTTGGTGCTGCAGCTAGCAGTGGTACAGCTCGTACACATGCGCTCAAAGACATTGAAATCAGCAGCGCTAAACTAGCTACCAAAGAGTACATCGCCTTTGAAGAAGAGGAAGATGGTCTTATCGCCCTAGTACCTATCATCCGTGATGCAATCACACGTCGTATGGCTAAGACACTAGACAAGTCTATGTTATTAGGTAATGACGTTGGTGCTACAACATATGCGGCTGGTATCAATGGTCTAGCATATTATGACGGTAGCGCTACAAGCAGCCCAACAGTTGCTGTTGGTGGTACTGGAGCAACAGGATTTACATTTGCTAAATTCCAAGCTGCTCGTCGTGCACTAGGTGTTTGGGGCTTAGAGCCTAGCGAACTAATCTGCTTTGTTAGCCAAGCAGCATATTATGATCTACTAGAAGATGCTACTTTCCAAAGCACAGACAAGATTAGTGAGTCACGTAACACACTAATTACTGGTCAAGTTGGACTAATCGCCCAAACTCCAGTTGTTGTTAGTGCACAAATGACAGGTGCAGCTGCTAACGATGCATTAGCTGTTCTAGTTAACCCACGTAACTTTGTTGTTGGTAACCATCGTGCAATGCGTATTGACACAGATGACGAAGTTATCAACCAGCGCCGTGTTATCGTTGCTAGTATGCGTATCGCTATGAGCCGCTTAACAAGCAATGAAGGTAGTGGTGTTGTAACAGTTCGTTACGTTTAATTAAACTTAGGCAGGGTTCTTTGGAGCCCTGTCTCTAAAGTCTAGCGTGCTAGTCTTTAGAGACACAGGAGGATTTATGGCTGACCTAATTACTAGAACGGAGTATAAAAACTATCTAGGAATTACTACTACAAATAAAGATCAAGAAATTGACCTGCTAATTCCTAAAGTTAGTCAGTTAGTAAAAACCTACTGCCGCAGAAATTTTACTGACTACTATGATGAAAGTAAAACAGAATATTTTGATGGCGGATTTGATAAATTAATATTAAAAGAAACCCCAGTTGTTAACGTAGCAGAAGTTAGTAAAAGCGTAGACTATGGTCAAACTTATACTAAACTTGTAAAGTTTACAGACTGGGTACCAGATGGCGACAGTGTTAGAGCTATAAGCAATGGCGGGTGGTTTCTAGAGTACATTCGCGGCTATCGCGTAACCTACACAGCAGGTTATGAAACTGTACCAGAAGATCTTAAATTAGCAGTATTAGACTTAGTAGAATACTACAGTAAGAATAACAGCGCAGTACATGTAAATCGTGATGTTACGCCCAATGTTACACAAATACAGTATGTAGCTACTACAAACTTTCCGGCACATATTAAGCGTGTACTAGATCAGTATATGGCGGACTATGTATAATGAAGTCTACACAAACTGCTGATGTAGAATTTATTAGAGATTTGCCAAAAGAATTAGTAAATACTGTTGGTGAGTATACTAGCCGAGGATTAAAACAAACTGATACCAGATTATATGAGCGAAAAACACTAGACTTTAGACAAATTGTAGACAGTGTTTTTCCAACTATGTTAGTTATTGACTACAGCAACATAGAGCGTGAATTAAAAAAGTATAGTGATATAGGCCAATCTTTGAAAACAGCATTAGGTGATACCTATACGCCTAGCTTAGATAAGAAGTATACTGAAAATAAATTGAGTGATAAAGAAATAGACCTAATAGTTAAAACTATTAGAGCAGCGGCAAAACAATTTGCAACCAATTCTATTAGTGTATCACAAAGAAATTTATTACTACAGCTCAATCAGATTATTAGATATGATAGAGAATATGGTACAGTTCTACAGGGATTAAGAGAACTATTTGTAGATACTATACATATTACTGACTTAAGTAATGTAAATAGAGACGTATTTTTATATAACAATTTTAATGATATTACATCAAGTTTTACTAAAGAAATAAATAAGCAATTATCTTTAAATCCTATAAAAAACGTAAACACTATTAGTGAGTTTTTGGACTATGGACATACAGCAATAGGTTATCAAGAGCCAGATGGATCTATAAAATTACAATTTAATAGTCCAAAAGTAATTAATATTATTTTTGATGTAATTACAGATACCAGTGGTAGTGCCCAGGGATTACTAGCAGCACAACAAGCTAGTGTAAATTTTATTGAGCAAGCCAGACAAACAGAAGAATACCTAACCATAGAAAAAGATTTTAGTGAAGGTTTTATTAAAGTTTTTGTTAGTATTGGTGGGAATATTGTTAGATTTGAAAATAGTGTAGTTAATCAACGACGCGGTAGTGTTTTAGAAAAATCTATAAATACACAATCTAATTCTAAAACATTAAGAAAGTTGGGTGAACTAATAGGTGCGGTTGGTGGTAAAATAGCCACACAAATTAGACGTGCCTTAATAACTGGTAGAGGTTCCCCAAGTGTTTTAGATTATATAGCTAATAGTATTATGGCTACGATTAAAGGCGAAACTGTAACAGCCTTTAAGCAAAAAATAACAAAAACTAATAAAAAATCCGATAAGGTAACTGTACCCACAATTACTGGTTTTACAAAAGGTGTTAAAAAAGTAAAACGGCCTGCAAAAGTTGTTGCCAAACAGCAACCAATGTTATCAATGTTATCAGGGGCTACAAAACAAGACAATCAATTACTATCATTACAAAATTTACTTAATAGTAATCTTGTACAAACTGTTAAACAAAACATGGGTAACGGTACTAGGCGTGATATACTTAATTTACGTAGTGGCAGATTTGCAGAAAGTGTGCGCGTAGAACGATTAACTAAGGGTAGAGAGGGTATGGTCACCGCATATTACGACTATATGCGCTACCCATATGCAACTTTTAGTGACGGTGGAAAGCAGGAACAACCTAGAAGTAGAAACCCTAAACTGCTAATATCAAAGTCAATTAGACAAATAGCAGCACAGGCCAAAATAACAAGATTAAGGGCCGTATTAGTATGAGTAGACGAACTAGTATAGTCAAGGCCCTTGCCGAACGTTTTAAAACTATAGACGGTACAGCGCCTTATACAATAAATTTACAAGAGCAGTGTTTTGCCAAACTTAAGTTCTGGGACGAAGTAAATGACTTTCCTAGTGTATACCTAAGTCCTGGTACGGAAATGCGTGAATATCATCCAGCAGACTTTGCCTGGGGCATGCTTGGAGTGTGTGTAAAAGTATACTGCAAAAGTGAAGAGTTTGCACAAGAACAACTAGAGCAATTATTAGAGGACTTAGAGCGTTGTATAGATGCAAATCGTCAACTAGTATATGATGCAACTAACAATTATGAAACAACAGAAATATTAATAGACTCAATAACTACGGATGAGGGCCTCTTAGCTCCCTATGCAGTTGGCGAGATTAACTTACAGGTCAGATACCAGATTATGTAAGCAACCGTATTCATAAAGCCTGGTACAGATAAACGTCTAGTCAAGGCTAGCTGAATACCCATAAAAAGGGATAAAAACATGAGTTTTAATTTACTTCGTAATAGTAGAGTGTTTTTTACTACTGCAGTAGGTGATACAGGTTCTGCTCTAGGAGTTATTGGTGGAGCTCTAGCAGCTGGCGGTAATGCTGTAATTAGTAATACTAATACCCGTGAAATTCAAGTATTAGACGGTTTTGGGTTTAGTCAAAATACTACATCGGAAACAATTACACTAAATGAAACAGGTGCTGTACCTGTACGTGGACAGCGTACTTTTAACACACAGCTAGATCCTGTTGATTTTAACATGACTACTTACATTCGTCCATATGACGACGGCACTATTCTTACAGCTGAAGAAAGTGTATTATGGAACGCAATGTTTGCTGTTGATCCAATTGGTGGAACTAGTCCAGCTTGGACAAACGGTGATAGTACAGTTACTCCAGAAACTCCTGCTACTGTAGTAGCTACAAATAGTAACAAGCACCAGCTACAGCGCTTTGGTTTAATTGTTATTATGGACACAGCGTGCTTTTTAATTGATGATTGCGTGTTAAACACAGCAACTATTGATTTCGGTATTGACGCTATTGCCAGCATTGCTTGGGCAGGACAGGCTAAAGCAATTAGACCAATTACTGGCCCAACAGCAATTGGTAGTGGCTCATTTACTGGTAGTGGCATATTTAATGCTAGTACATTTGCACAAAAGATTACTACAGCTGCGTTTATTGCCAACAAGCTTAGCACCTTTACACTACAGGCAGGCTTAGGCAGTCCAGGAACACCTCCTGCTACAACTACCTATTACAACCTACCCATTACGGGTGGTAACCTAACAATTAGCAACAACGTTAGTTACTTAACACCTGCTAACCTAGGTATTGTTAACAATCCAGTTACATATTTTGCTGGTACACGTGCAATTAGTGGTAGTGTTACAGCTTACTTACGTAGTGGTAGTGCTACTGGTGCCGCTAATACTAGCGATCCAACCACCGGACGTAAACAAACTATACAGTTGTTACAAGATTTGCTAGCAGGTAGCAGTACCACAGTAGATCCTAGATTTTATATGAAACTTGTAATTGGTGGTTCTACTGCTAATGATCGTGTAGAAATCGAAATGCCTGGTGTAGTGCTTACTATTCCAACAGTTGCTACTGAGCAAGTTATTAGTACAACTATTAACTTTACTGCTCAAGGTACTGATACAATTAATGGCGTTCGCAACTTTGATCTTGAAGAAGCTAACGAAATTAACGTCAAATATTACGCATAAGTTTTATCAACCGAGACCGGTATAACGCCGGTCTCACTAACCTTAAAAACAAATGGCAGATCTTAGTTTAAAATCTTTATTAGTACCCTCTAAAAGTGTTGAGGTAGAATATCCTGGCATGCCAGGCTTTAAAATTGACTTAGCTTTTTTAAGTCGTGAAACAATTGTAAATATTCGCAAACGTGCAACAAAAACTAGTTTTAAAAATCGTCAACCACAAGAAGAATTAAATGACGAATTATTTTTACAACTATATGTAGAAAACGCAGTAAAAGGTTGGACTGGTTTAAAAATTAAATACTTAGAACAACTAGCACCAGTAGATGTAAGTAAACTAGACCCAGAAGATGAATTAAATTACTCTAGTGAAAATGCACTCTACTTAATGAAGAATTCCGGCGACTTTGATAGTTTTATTAGCGAACAAGTTAATGACTTGGGAAACTTTTCCAAGAGCAGCTCCAAGGAGTTGAAGCACAGCTAAATAACTACTTTCAAAATCAGCAAGTTAGTATGAGCAAGGAACGCTATTTAGAGATGTGCGATATGATGGGTAGCGATCCTGTAGATAGTGAAATTCCTGTAGAGTACGAAGACTTTCCGCTAGATGTGCAGCAAGCACTAAGTGTTTATCGCATGTTAAAAGATGAGTGGGAAGGCTTCAATGGTTTGTATTTAGGTAAAAGCTTTATAGGCTTAACCGAAGTATTAGACTATATGGAAGTTGACACCAGTGACAGAAAATTAATTGTGCAATTAATAAAACTAATTGATAATGTTAGAATTGAGCTAATAAATAAACGAGAACAAAAGCCCGCTAATAGTTAACACAGCGGGCTTTTTTATTCCTCAAAATATTTGTGTTTGACATTTTAAAACCCTTGTGGTATACTTGGTGTAATCTCGCATAAAATATGCAGCTAGAAAAATTCACCTGGAGCTAATATGGCAGGTAACCGTATAGACATCAATCTTAGTGTACAAGATCAGAGCAGAACGCTACAAACACGTACAAATGATGCTAAGAAATTAAATGAGCAGCTAGAGCGCTCACAAAATTTAATGCGCAGCACAACTGGCACCAGAACGGGTGCTGGAGCCGCTCGTCAAGCTGGTTTTGGCGGCGAAGTAAATGCCTATAATATTGCTCGTGGAGCTGGCGAACGTGCTGGTGGTAGTGCTCGTGACTTTGCTGATCAAGCTCGTGGCTTGGGTGGTTTAGTTAGATTATATGCAGAATATGCAGCTAATTTATTTGCGGTAAGCGCAGCTTTTACAGCACTTAGAAATGCTATGGATACCCAAATAATGATTAAGGGTATGGAACAACTAAGCGCCTCAACAGGCGATAGCTTAGCAAGCATGAGTACTAGCTTTCTAAAAGCCACAGATGGAATGATTAGTTTTAGAGAAGCAGCCGAAGCAGTAACTAAAGCTACTACCAGTGGATTAGGACAAGAACAAGTTCTACAAATAGCAACTGTAGCCAAAGGTGCAAGTCAGGCTTTAGGTGTAAATATGAATGATGCCGTTAGTAGATTAACTCGCGGTATTACTAAACTAGAGCCAGAACTATTAGACGAACTTGGTATATTTACTAAACTAGATAAAGCTGTTAGTGATTATGCACGTACAGTTGGTAAAAGCGAAAGTCAGCTAACGGACTTTGAGCGCCGCCAAGCATTTGCAAATGCTGTGTTAAAGGAAGGCAGAGATAAATTTGCAGAAATTGCACAAGAAGGTAATCCGTACGACAAACTATTAGCAACACTAAAAGATACTGGTACAAAAATATTAACAATAATAAATAGTATTGTAGGTCCAATAGCAAAAATATTTGCAGATAATCAGGTGTTAATTGGTGGAGCAATTGCTGTAATTGCTAGTAAATTAATAACAAAAGCTGTTCCAGCTCTACAAAATTATAATGAATGGCTCAGAGAAACAGCTAAAGAAAGTGCTAGAATTGCTTCTGGAATGAGTGATGATGCTTGGCATGGACAATATACCCGTTTAGCAGATAAAGCAGGCATGAGTGCTAGCCAAAAACGAGTAATGGATTTAGCTAATGAAAACTTAAGTCTTGAAAAGCAAATAGACGATGCAAAGAAAAAACAAGTTGGTACTATTGTTGAAATAATTAAGCGTGATAATGAAGTAATACGCATGCAATCAACGATATTAAAAAATCAACGAGAAATTAGCAAAGAACGACAAAAGCAAAATGATATTGCTCAAGCCACAGAAGAAAGAATGAAAAATGAACCCACGTTGCTTAAAGATACGTGGGGGTTTATGAAAGCTAAAATTGCTGAAATGGAGAATACTAGAGCACGTAGTCTTGATATTAGAAGTCAAGTAACAGATGTTGCTCAAGAACAAGGACCTATCGCTGCTCTTGAAAAATTAAGCGAATTATTAAACTCTGCTAGTACTAGTATGGGATTTTTTGCTAGAGCAGGAACTAGAGTAGCTGCAGTAATAAGTATCATTGGAGTAACTATTAGAACTGCTTTAAGTTTCTTATCTCCATTTCTTAAAATTATTGGACTTGTTATAGCTGCCTATGAGTTTCTAGCTCCATATATACATAAAAATACAAAAGAAATAGAAGCCTTTAATACTAAAGTAGATCAATTAAATGATACTGTAAAAACTGCTACAGATGTAAATCAAAAATATAAGATGAGTTTAAGTACTGAAGCACTATTAGCTTATGCAAATAGTTTTGACAGTGTTAGCAAGGCTATGCGCGCTACTACGGATTCTTTTAATGAAGCCGCTGCTGCTGCTAATCCGTTTGATAAGATGTTAGAAAGTATTAAAAACTTAATTCCTGGTATGGATAGTTTGCAGGAAAAAGCTGCTAAAGCAGTTGGTACAGCAGTGCAAGCTCAACTTACTACATTAGGTGATAGACCAGAAGCGAAAAAATATAGAGAAGATATATCTAGTATTCTAGGTGTTGACCCTAAAAAACCACTAGATGCAAAAGTAGTCACTAATGCTTTAGATAGTATATTTGTCTCTAGTGAGAAATATGCTGAAATGCAAGGCAAAATTACTAAAGTTACTGAAGAAGCAAACAAGAAATTTCAAGAACAAACATTGTACTTAAAAGGCTTAAAAGAAGAATCTAGAAATGCTGAAAAATCAGCTTCTGAATTTATGAATAGTCTTAAAGATACTAGTAAAATTACTACATTTCAAGAAAATAATCTTAAATATGTTCAGCAATTAAATAAAGCTTTAGAATCTAGTGATTTTCGTACGCAGGCAGCAGCATTAGATAGTTTAAAAGGAGCTAATTTTGGTGCATTATTTGGAGAAGCGGCTGTTGAAGTAGCTAGACTTAGTGATGAATTTGAAAGATTGCAAGAACCACTAGATGCCGCTAGTAAAGAACTTACAAAAGTTAATACTAGAATTGAAGAACTTAAAGATAAAGGGTTCTTATGGTTTAGCGAACAATTAGAGCTTGAAGGTAAATTAAAATTAAAAGAAGAATTAGAGAAAACAGTTAAAGGTGGTCAAAAAGTAATTGCAGAACTAACTCAAGCCGTTGGTATTGCTATAAGTAAAAGTGTTGCAGAGCAAGCAGCTGCTACAATTCAAAAATTCAAACTAGAATTTCAAAAACTTGGTGTAGAGCAAGCAAAGTTTATTGCCTCTAAAAATCCTGTAAAAACTGTTGAAGGAATAGCATATCAGGCAAAATTAGATTTACAGTTAATTAGTATAGAAGAACAACTAGTAAATGCAAATTATGACTTAGCTAAAAGTATAGACGATCTTAATTACACAATACAAGGTGAGCGTGACGCTAGGCGATTAACAGAATTACAAACTCGTGCTACAGATTTTTTAGCTAACAAACCAGGATCGCAACAGTTAACGGATACAGAAAAAACAGAAATTAGTAAACTATTAGACAGAACAAATCCCGAATTATTTAATAGAGCTAGACAATTAGTTGCTGGTGACGCAAAGAGCTTAGGTTTAACACAAAAAGAATTTGAAGCTGAAATAGCAAAATATCTACAAATGTTTCCGAATCTTGCTAGTGCATTTAACAGAAATCTAACAAGATCTTTAAAAGTAAAAGGCAGTGAATATAAGAAAGAACAAACTTTAATTAGTAAAGAAATTGATACTATTAATTTACAAGCACAACAAGCAATTCAAGCTATAGATGACGAGATTCAATCTTTAAATACTGCTCTAAGTAATATAGGTGCAGATACTCCAGAACGAATACAAATTCAAATGGATTATGCACTAACTATCTATGAACAAGAAACTGCAAAAATTAATCTTGCCACTAAAGCAAAATTAGACGCGCTAGATGTTTTAGCAAAAAGCTCAAAACCACCAGAAGATTTAGCAGCATCGAGAGCTAGAGCTCAATATGAAGATGCAGTTGCTAAAAAGAAACTAGATCAAACTACTCAAGAAACTAAGCTACAAAATGCAGCACAAAAAACATATTTAGAGGAAAAACGCAAATTAGATATTATTATATCTATTGCTGAAGCTCAAAAAGGGCTAATAATCGGTGAAGGGCTCCTAGCAGAACAACGTCGCCAAGGATTAGATAGACTTATAGAGCAAACCCGTATGGAAGAAGAACTATTATCCCTGAATAAAAATCTAGTTCTTAGTGAGGCAAAACTAGCAGCGTTTAGACTTGCAAATGCAAATAGCGAGGGTTTAACACCAGCTCAAAATGTCCAATTACAAGGTTTATTAGCGGCAGTTGAAGCAGATAAAGAAGCTATAGCAGGTAAAAAACTTATTAATGGTTTAATAATACAGGGTAATGAAGCTCAGCGTAAGCAAAATATATTAGTTTTAGAACAAGCTGTAAATATGGCTAAACTAGAAGCATCGTTAGCCAGAGAAGCAAATCAGTATAATACTATAACTACAGCTAGAGAACATATAATATCATTAAATGAACAAGATTTAGATATTCAGCAAAGACTAGGTTTAATCAATGATAGAAATGCTCAATTGGCAAAAGCTGATATAGCTCGTCAAAAAGTACAATTAGACTACGATAGAGAAAGTTTTAGGCTACTACAGGAAAAATCTAAGCTGGAGCAAACATTAAGAGATTTAGCTGCAAAGAATCCACTTACCCAACCTCGCCAAACTATGATAGACGGGGGAGAGATTGTTACTCAAGAAGCACAGTTATTACCTGAACAAATAAAAGCGTTAAGTGATCTTAAAACTGTTATGGAAGCAATAGATGCTCTAAGAATAAAATCTGTTAATAGTATTCAATTAATAAATAGAGAACTAGATATTACTCCTAGAATGGAAAAATATAGCACTGCTTTTAAATCTATGTTTGAAAGCATGGCAGACGCTATAGTTGAATTTGCCAAAACAGGTAAGTTTAATTTTAAAGACTTAATTAATAATTTTATAGCTGATATTGCTAGATATGAACTAAGATTACAAGCACATGAAGCATATGCAACAAGTAGACCATATTTACAGAAATTTTTAAGCAACTTATTTGGATTTGGCGGGTATAGTAGTGATACGTTTAGCGCATCAAATACTGCCGTTCCAGGATTTGGATATACACTAGCAATGGGCGGAGCATTTAATCGTGGCATACAAGCTTATGCTAATGGTGGAATGTTTACTAATAGTATAGTTAATCAACCTACATTTTTCCGTGCAGCACAAGGTCTAGGTGTTATGGGCGAAGCAGGACCCGAAGCCATTATGCCCCTAAAGCGCGATAGTCAGGGTAATCTAGGTGTTCGCACTAATCAGGGTAATGTAGAGGTTGTAGTAAATAATTATACACAAGCTCGTGCTGAAACTCGTGAAACTACTGATAGTCGTGGTAATCGCCGTATAGAAGTTATTGTTGCAGACTTAGTAGCCGGTGAAATAAGCAGACCAAATAGTAACATACAGCAATCATTTGTAAATAGTTTTGGAACTAAACCTATGGTAGCAAGGAGATAATATGGCAGTATTAAACTGGCCAACAGCACTGCCACAATCGCCACAAAAAGGATTTACAGAAACAGTTGGTGCTAGTATTATTCGCAGCCAAACTGACAAAGGTCCTGCAAAGCAGCGTTATCGTGGTAAAAGTCCGAATACGATGTCATTAGAATTTATAATGACTACTAGTCAAGTAACAACCTTAGAAACCTTTGTAAATAATAGCCCTAGTCAAAATCCTGCCGGCATTAAAACTGTCGGCAGGTTTAATTTTACACATCCTAGAACAAGTTCTAGTGTTGAAGTTCGTATTGTTCCTCAAGGAGACGGACAATTATTTAGCTATCAATACCTTGCTCCAGGATACTGGAATGTTAGCGTAACTTTTGAAATAATGCCATGAGTAGATTAAATAGATTAAGTGCCAGCGCGATTAGGGCAATGTTCGCATCAGAAACTGACGAACAATTAATAATGTTATTGACTATAGAAGATCCAGATACTACTGGTGGTGCTTATAATCTATATTTAGCCGATGGTTTTACTAATAGGTTGTCTAGCACTACAGATCAAGAAGTAGTGTATGGAGTTACTAGTAATAGCCAAGAGTATACGTTTATTCCTATGGAAATAACACTACCGCCTGAACAGGATAGTGGTGTTGGACAATGTAATATAACTATTAATTATGTAACACAAGAAGCAATTACGCTTATACGCACCCACTTAACAAAACCAGCACTAGCAAACATTAAATTAGTACTAGCAAGCAGTCCTAATACAATAGAGGCAGAGTTTCCTAAATTCTATATAACTAGTGCAAATTATAGTAGTGATAGTATTAAACTAGAACTTAATATGATAAACTATAGTCTAGAACCATTTCCAGCCTATAGTTTTACCCCTAGATATTTTCCAGGACTGTTCTAATGGATTATACAAAATACATTGGCTTACCATATCAAGAGAATGGCAGAACAGAGCACGGCGTAGATTGCTGGGGCTTAGTTCGCCTTTTTTATAGAAACGAATTTAATATTGATCTACCTAGCTATATAGAAAATTATACAGGAGCCAATGATCCGTATCTAGCTGATTTTGTAAAACATACAAAAATTACCTGGAATCAAACAACATCACCTAAACCAGGTGATGTTTGCGTTTTTAATATATTAGGCGAACCTACGCATGTAGGTATTTATATAGGTCAGTCAGAATTTTTGCATTGCAGAGATGGTAAAGATAGTGTTATTGAATCACTACAAAATTACAAATGGAATCGTAGATTAGAAGGTATATACTCCTATAGTGAACAAAGTGCCATTCAAGTAGTTACTAGACCACATCCATTACGCCAAGCCACTATTTTAGAAGTAGCTCAAGCTGGTACTACCTGCCTAGAATTTGCAAAATATTTAGTTGATAAATATAATTTAGGCAAACATATTGCTAGCAGATTAATAATTATGATAGATGGAGAAATTATTAATCGTGATCGCTGGTCTACTACTAGATTAGAACCTGGACAAACTATTACTTATAAAAGTGTGCCGCAAGGTCGCGAAGGTTTACGACTAGCATTAACATTTGCTATAGCTATTGCTGCACCATATGCAGCAGGTGCTTTACTTGGCACAACAGCTGCTGCTGCTGCGGCTGCTGGAGGTTTAGCACAAATTACTTTTGTGGCAACAGCAGCAGCTATTCAGGTAGCTGGCATGGCATTATTAAATGCTGTATTACCTATTAGACCACCTGAACAAAAAGATCCCGGTAGTCCAGTACAGCTAGGTTTATTTACTGGCAGTAGCAATCAAATTAACAGATTCGGACCTATACCAGTTGTATTAGGTAGAATTAGATATACAGGTTTATTAGGTGCAACGCCTTATATAAAAACTAAAACAACTACTACTGTACTAAATCAAGTTATTGTGTGGGGTTTTGGCCCATTAAATGTTCGTGATATTTGCATTGGTGCTAACCAAATTGAGGATTACTATCAAGATAACTTACCAGGATTGGTTCCAACTCCTATCACCTTATATGGCAAGCCAAAAGAGGATGTAGAAAGTTTTGAAAAATTATATCCTACAGATGTACAGGTAGCAGCAGGCAGTACAAGTGTAGAATTAGTAAATACAGCTGCTGCAGGAAATCCTTGGACAGAAGCAACATTTACTGATCCAGTAAATAGTATTGACGTAGCTTTTAATTTTCCAGAAGGTATGCGCCAGATTATTACTAAAGGCGAAAATTCTGGCACCTCTAGACAAGCTACTTGTCAACTAGAGATTCAGCTTAAAAAATACTATTTAGGCGATAGTATTGGAACACAAGCATGGACTGAAACCAGTGCTGATAATAGGCCTGCTTATAAATTAGAAACTGAGTATAGAAATACTCTTCCACCCGCATTTTATGTAGATTCCAATGGCGAAACTATACAGCTATGGCAAAAACATACTTACTGTATTGGACCTAATGGTCAGATAAGTAGATTTAGTGGAGCAGCCACTGATGTAGAAGATAGTATTCCTAGTAATAACTTAAGTAGCTTATATTCAGACGCAACCTATAAAGCACTTATTAGTAGTACCAATACTTTTTTATATGAGCCAACCATACCCAATGGGTTTATAAAACTATATAGCGTAGTTATTTTTGGTAGTAATGGAATACAAACAGCTAAAACAGTAGACCACCTAACTACATATTATAGTCAAGGATACCAAGGATTAGCTCTTACCTTAGAGAATACTAATTACGCCTATGTAGATCCTTATAGTCCACCAGCCCCTATTTTAGATATTGTAAGAATTGGGCCAGGTCAATTAACACAATTAGTAAGTGGGCAACCTAATGTAAGTGGTACCGTTACCGAAATATTTAACACTAGACAGCTCTTAGATGTTGAGCCAGTATCTCAAACTATTCTAAATATTGAGTCAGGTATTTGGGGCGAGTTTATAAATATTTACGGTGTATGGACAACTGCTGCAAATCAAGCTGCAACTTTTGATAAAACAAAAATATTAAATTTAACAAAAAGCGGCATTTATAAGATAGAATTTAGTAGTGACGATAATGGACAAGTATTATTAGATGGTGCCCTAGTAATTGATTATCCTAAGGGTGGGCATGCCGGCTGGGCCACAGTTGAAAGATATATATCAAGCGGTTCGCACACATTACAATTAACAGCTACTAATACAGGTGGTGCTGCTGGTATAGCGTGCAGAGTTAGTTATACAGACAATGTTGCACAAAATAGCTCTCCAAGTGCTCAAACTATTATTACAATTGGAGCAAGCGGATTTTTTGAAAGACAAAAAGATGCTTTTAATTATGTTCATGAATTTAAGCAGCTAAGTGCAAAAGCACAGTCTAGCCCAATTCAAATTACATCTACTAATTCTGTAGATAATAAGCTTACCTGCGGATCTATCACAGCTTTTAGTGTTGGAGATAGAGTTAAATTTCAAGGTACAACTTTTGGCGGAATAACCACAAATACTAATTATTATATTAAGTCTATAGATTTAGATAATAAGAAAATTACTATTAGTACACTAGAGAATCTATCTACTACTGTTAGTTTAACTACTGCTGCCGGAACAGGTATGTATACAGTAGTACAAGCTTCTAGCTATAAACTTAGAGTTCGTAGAATAAACAGTAGTTTAGAAGAAGATGCAAGTGGTCAGGGAGATTATAGAAACTATCATCGCTGTGTGTATATCAATAGCGTAGGTTATAGTAATAACAAACCCATGCTTAATCCACCAGAATGTTTGCTAGCTAAAACCGCTATGCAAATTCAAAGTTCAAATAAAATAAATGGACAAATAGAGGGAGTAAATGCAATAGTAGAAACTATTGGATTTGATTGGAATAGTAGTACTAACCAATTCGTTCCTAATAGTATTATAAATAATCCTGCTTCTTTATTTATATATGTGTTAACACATCCAGCTATTCCAAAGCCATATAGAGTAACAAATATTAATACAGAAATAGATTTAACTACAATAAGTGCTTGGCATCAATTTTGTGATGGTTCAGCTACTCGTCCACAGTTAAGATATAATGCAGTAGTATCAGATACTCGTAGTGTTATGGATGTACTTAGAGATATATGTGCAGCTGGAATGGCTAGTCCAACGTATATAGATGGAAAGTGGAGCGTTGTTATTGAACAGGCTCGTAGTCATGTAGTTCAGCATTTTACACCACATAATAGCTGGGGATTTGAAAGTACCAAAACATTACCAAGAATACCGGATGCATTTAGAATAAGTTTTATCAATGAAGAAAAATCTTATCAACAAGATGAATTAATAGTTTGTAACTTTGGTAAAACAGAGAGTACAGTAGAATTAATCGAAGAACTAAATCTACCTGGTGTTACTAATGCAGCACAAGCAAAATATTTAGCCAGATTTCATTTTGCACAACTAAAATTACGTCCTGAAACATATACACTCAATGTAGATTTTGAATATCTTGTATGTACTCGTGGCGACTTAGTACGCGTATCGCACGATGTTCCTCTTTGGGGTAATGGAACTGGAAGAATAAAATCATATACTGGAACTAGCGTAGTATTATCAGATGAGGTTTATTTAGAATCTTCAAAAACTTATCAGATTCGTATAAGAACTAATAACATTACCGCAACGAGTGGCACAGGTTACGTATTAAGAACTCTAACAGCTGTTGCAACTACAGGATACTATAGTACAGTTACACTAACTCAATCTATATTAGTAGGTGATGGTGTAGAGGCAGATAATCTATATATGGTCGGCGAAACTAGTAAAGAAACCCAAGAGTTAATAGTCTTAGCTATTGAGCCTAGTTCTAATTTAAGCGCCAGACTTACGCTTGTAGATTATTCCCCAAGTATATACTCTTTAGATCTATTAGATACTAATGTAGACCTACCAGCCTATTCTAGTAATATAACTTTAACAAACAATTATATTGTAAAAAATAGTATAACTAAATCGCCTATTATTGTAGGAACAACTAGTACAAGTCCATTAAGCGAACAATTATCTCCTGGAAGCTATCAAAACGTTACTATAATTAGTTTTACACATCCAGAAGATGTAGGCGTACAAGCAGAAAAAATACAGCTAGAGATTATACCAGGAAATGGCAGCTTTGATGTAGTTGGTGCCAATCAAAGGTATGAGATATTTAAAGAGCAAAGTTCTTTAACTATTACAGGTTTAATAGCTGGTCAAGTATACAAAATTAGAGCTCGGTATATAAATAGTATAGGTAGTATTGTTGGTCCGTGGAGCGATATTAAAATTATTGCTATTGAAGGAAAGAGTATAACCTTACTGAAATCTCCAGAATTAACCGTAGATTTATCTAATCACTATATTGTAGTTTTACCTAGTATTTCGTTTACTAGTACAAGTTCTAGCATAAGTGGGACAACTCTTACAATAGGTAATCTATCTAGTGGAACACCTAAAGTAGGAATGTTACTAATTGGAAACGGTATATTACCTAATACTTATATAGTTAGTGGCAGTGGTAATAGCTGGCAAGTAGATAAAACACAGACAATTTCTAGCATTTCTATTGATGGTGTTTTAAATAGTACTGATCCAAGCTTTAAAGAGTATGAATTTAGACTATATAAAAATAGCGGAAGTGGAGATTTTTGGAATCTAGATGTAACTAAATACGGTATAAAAACTGTAAAAAATACTACAGTTGGCGTGTTTAATTTAAAAGAATTTCCAACTCCACGAATATCTAGTACAGGTATTGCTTATAGAATAGCTTGTAGAGCAATAGATAAAAATGATAATTATAGTTCAATTAGTACCTTAGGAACTATAACTATTACTACAATTAAATAGGAAAATAATATGGCAGCAAGATTATATGCTGGACTAGAATCCCTAAGCTTAATTATTGATACGCCATATGACAGTATAAGAACTAGCGACGTTAGAGATGACTTAATAGGAGTTAAAGTCTGGTATAGTACAACATCAGGCTTTAATCCTCCTAGTCAAGGTATACTTGCATATGATGGTAGTGGTCTAAATATTACTATTAATGGGCCCTTAGCCGACGCAACTCAAAAATTAACAAAAAATACTACCTATTATGTAAAGTACGCATTAATAAGTAGTATTGAGCCAGAAGTTATAGATGTATCAGCACAGTTAACTGCAACAACAACAGAAGGAGTTAGCTTACTAACGCTTGATACAACAGATTGGGCTTTTATATTTAAGGATAGTTTAGCTACTACACCAGAAAATCCTGCAAGTATAACGTTTACTGCTGTTAAACAAAATCTTACTGGAACACCAACATTTACAGCAGTAGCTTATAATAGCAGTAATGTTAGTTTGGGTAATGTTACACTAACTGGTACAGGTGATGTTCGTGTATTAACCGCAGCTAATTTTAATGCACTAGGCCCAACCACAGTAAGATATGTAAAAGTAACAGTAACTTTAGGCACTTTATCAGATGTTACAACAATATTTCGTGGTGATAATGGCAGCGACGCATTAACCTTTATATTAACAAACGAATCACATACAGTTCCTGCAGCAAATGACGGATTTGTAACTAGCTATAGTGGTGCTGTTACTTATGGTGCAATATTTCGTGGTATTACAAACGAAACAAATCTTTGGACTATTACAAAAACTGATAGTACTGGATTAACCACTACGTTGCAAGGTACTAGTGCAGGCGTTAATAATATTACTGTTACTGCTACAGCTTTAACTAATGCGGTGGATAGCGGTACTTGTACTATAACGGCAACCAGAACTAACTATCCTACACTGTCAAAAGTTTTTTCTATTAGTAAGAGTAAGGCAGGTGCAAAAGGTGATAAAGGCGATCAAGGTGATCCAGGTAATCCTGGCAGTACTGGCCTACAAGGTATTCGCAGCATTACTGCTTATAGAGTACGTAATCAAACTGACTCACCACTAACAACAGCACCTAGTGATACCAGTGGTGCAACCGCTCCCACTGACTATAGCCTAACAGCTAGTTCAGTAACAGTAGGGCAGGTATTGTGGTATAGTTTTGGCAGATATAATCCTAATGCTAGCGCAGTAGAAGGTATACCTGCAAATACTACAGTATGGAGCATACCAATTGCTGCTAGTATATTTCAAGATATACGCAGCGATAATTGGGATGGCGATAATCCAGCAAATGGTTTAACGCCTAATAATCCTAGTACTTGGGGAACTACTGGCTACTATATTGATCGCACAAATGGAAACATATATTCTACCGGATTCTATGCTAGGGGTAGCGCAATATTTGATGGTAGTACATCTACGGCATTTGCTGTTACTACTGCTGTAAGAGCAAATAATACCGGAACCGCAGACATTGGTGTACTAGGACTTACTAGTAATACGAGCGGATATTGGGGACTGGTAGGTATTCTAAGCAATCCAGATGGTTTTGCAGGTATAGAGGGTCGCTCACTAATAACATCAAAACCAGGTATATTTGCAAGAAATACAAATAATGGTGGCACAGCTTTAAAAATTGAAGGTTGGTTAAATTGGAATAGCTATCTTATAAGTCCTCCAGACGGCACTAATACAAAATATTTACGAGCAGACGGTACTTGGGCTACAGTTTCAACTAGCAGCTTACCTAGTGGTGGTACTACTGGTCAGTTTTTACGTGGCGATGGTACCTGGTCTAATACTTTGCAAGGCAGCTTATTAGTAACCGGCGAAGTAACAGCCTATTCAGGCTCAGATATTGCATTAAAGCAGGACATTGTTAGAATACCAAATGCGCTTGAAAAAATACTGTCGTTAGGTGGTTATAATTTTACTTGGACAGATAAACACTTACAATCATTAGGTTCTCTACCAGAAAACTATATTAAAAGGGATGATGTAGGTATTATTGCACAGCAAGTACTTGGTGTACTACCCCAAGCCGTAGTAACTAGAGATGATGGCATACTAGCGGTAAACTACACTAAGCTAATACCACTAATAATTGAAGCAATTATTGAGTTACATAAAAAGGTAAGTAAATGAGCGACCAATTACGAGAATATATAGTTACCCTACGTAATAAGGAAGACTTAGACGAATTTTACCAAGATATGGAAACTCCTGGCGAAAGCTTATATATTCCTAATAGAACGGTAGATCTTGCTGTAAGGCGTCCTTATAGCAGAAATACACATTATATGCTTACTACAGAGGAAGCTGAAACACTAAAACAGGATAGTAGAGTATTAGCCGTAGAATTAAATAGACCTATACCAAGTGGTCCAGCAACAGCCAGAGTTGGAGAAATATTTTCTACACTAAACAGTCAAAAGCATCAAAGTTGGCATATAGCCCGACAAACTAATCAAGCCTATCTTGGTTATACTAGTGGTAACACTACCAGATATGGTTCAGCATTTACCAACTCTGGCACTGATCGTCGTGGACAAGACATAGACGTATTAATTTGGGATGGACATATACAGCAGGGACATTCAGACTGGTTAAACCACCTAGGACAATCTAGACTTGCTAACTATAACTGGTTTCAACATAATGCATCATTAGGCTATAGCTATGGCGGAGGTAATTATAACTATAGTCAATATGCTGGAGTAGATGACTGGCATGCAACAAGTGTAGCTAGTATAGCTGCAGGTCGTAGGCATGGTTGGGCACCACAAGCTAATATTTATAATATTGCCGGACCCTATGTATACACAGCCGCAGGATATATAGAGTGGTATGCATTAGTAGATTATATACAAGCATGGATAGCTAATAAGCCGAATAATCCTACCTATGGTAATAAAAACCCAACAGTTATAAATATGAGTTGGAATTATTTTCCAAGCTCAATTGATACTGGTGTATCTACCGGCACTACTTTAACCGATAGCACCTATTTAACATTTCCAATATCTCAGGCTATTGTAAATAGTACTGTAAATACTGGTTATGGTGGCGGTTGGAAGCCACTACCAAGATATTTTCAGGATAATGGGTATGGTCAAATGTTTATTGATGGAGCTAGAATTACTGTTAGTGCTTTACGTAATACTTATAATTTATGGATATATACCAGTGATTCGTTTTTTGCATATGGCGGACCTAGTAATTGGCAGTTACTAGTACCTTACTATTCTGCAGCAATAATGGCTGATTTTGTAGATCTATCTACTACACCAGGAGTAGTATTAATAGGTAGTGCAGGTAACCATAATACATATAGTATAACTCCTGCCTATAGCTTAACTAGATATAATCAACATTTTCAAAGCAGTACAAGTTTTTGGTACTATCAATTAGGTGATAGTACTATCACATACGCTGTACCAACACACAGAGGTGTAATGCCCGCTGGCAGTATACAAGAAAGTTATGCTAATTTTTGGGATGTATACTCTAGTAGTGGAGTAGGGCCTATCGTTGTAGGAGCAACTAGTGAAACAGATAATTTAAGCTGGTATACTAATAAAGGACCTAGAGTAGACGTTTGGGCACCAGGAGATAATTTATTGTGCGCTTCCCAATATGGTGGTAGTAGTGCTTACTATGATGATACTAATTATAATCAAGGACCGTTTAGCGGAACAAGTGCAGCAAGCCCTAATGTTGCAGGTATTTGTGCATTATGGGCAGAGGAGCGTAGAGCTAATAGTGGGACTAGCGCAGTAACAACAACTAATTTTAGGTCAGCTATAGTTAATAATACTGTAAGTGTTAATAATCAAGTAAATTCAACTAGTACTTTTTATACCTCTGGTAATCTATCAGACAGTCCTAATAGATTAGCTATACCCTCAACTAGTAGTTCATTTAAAACAGTAGTTAACCCTAATATAGTTACTGCTAGTGATATTCAACAAGAGTTTGGCGGTAGTAATCCAATAAATTTAACCGAGTACTATCGTGGCGGTAGCTATGTGCCAAATACTTCTAGTAATATACCTAGCAGTGGCGAGATTAACTATGGAATGTTTAAATGCGAAAGCAAGTCTACTGTAGCAGATCTTACTTTTGATATTATAAGTGTAGATGTTTCTAGTTCTTATACTGGACAGCCTTATACTATTACTGTAAGGTCTAATATTGCTGCACCTCAAAATATTACACTAAATATACTTTTTGAAAATATTGTGCTGCCAGATAATTCCGTTGGAGCTATTGCTAATGTTGGATTATTTACCCTAAACAGCGGCAATCGTATTGCCACATATACTGGTACAACGGGCAGTAATCAAGGAACTAGAACAGTTACTGTAACCGTAACTGCGGTTAGAGGAACTGCATTATTAACAAAACGAACTAGCTATTGGTATATAACCCAATCAACTTAATAGGTAAAATGGTATGTGGAAAATAATAAAATTAATGTGTGTACCAGTTCAAGAAGATCCAGAAAAGTTTTTAGTAACTAGTATACATTGGGGTCTGGAACTTACCAAGGACGATAAGCCGTACAAAACCGAAGGTTTTTATCTTGTAACAGAACCATTATATTGTACAAGAAATAATATAGAATACAATACAAATACTGAAGCAATACTAGAGTGGTTACAAACCAGACCTGTTAGCGCAGATGAAAATTTTAAGCAGTATACTGAAAGAACACTCTTAGAGCAAGCTAATCCCTGAAAATTTTAGATCGACAAAATTACCCCGACTGGGCGACCGAATTCATCAAAACGGTTTGGAAACTACATATCGAGTCGGTAAAAAACATAACAAGTACTATCCTGTACCCTGTCCAAATTATATGGGCAGGGTATTTTTTCTAGTTGACAACTTCTTGCCCTTGTGTTATAATATACAAGAGTTAAAAAGGTTTAAATATTTTTACTTGACAAAATAGTATCACTTAAACTAGGTGAATACTTAATCAAGATATAAGCTAAATATAGATTGCTGCCTATGAAAAAAGGAACTATAATGGTAGAAGTAGAAAATCATAGTCTGGTACAAACTATTTCTGTGGCAGCTATGGCAATAATTGCACTATCAGTAGGAGTGCAAAAACTATTAAAAGACTGGCGAAGTACTGATGCGGAAACAAGTGTTATCAAGATGATGCACGAAGAGCTGGAGCGTATGGGTCAGCAGAATAGTAAACTTACTGAAGAATTAACTAAGTTACAGTTAGATATAGTTGAGTTAAATAGTCAACTAACTAAACTTAATATTGAAAATAATAAGCTGCAAGAAGAAATAGCTGCGCTTACTACTGAGTTAAATAGTTTTAAGAAACTAGCTGCTCTTAGAAAGGTAAAGGTATAAATATGGCACCTGCTAAGATTAATTATAAGATATATGAGGGCAGCACTTTCCAAGAAACCTTTAGGTGGGAAGCAGACACCAAAATATATGTACCAATACAAAGTATTAGTAAAACTGCTCCTTGTGTAATTACTACTGTTAGCAATCACTCCATACCTATTGGTTGGCGAATAAGAGTAGTTGGTGCACAAGGTATGAAAGAGATTAATAATACTAGCGATGATTCTTATTATATAGTTACTGCTGTTACTTCCAATACAGTTACTATTAATAAATTAAATAGCTTAAATTATTCAGTACATACTGCTAGCACCGGCGTTATAGAATATAATCAGCCCGTACCGTTAGCTGGATATACCGGAGTAATGCAAATACGTGAAACTCTAGACAGCGCTACTGTTATTCATGAGATGAATAGTACTAATAACCAGGTTTACGTAGACACAACAAATAATAATATTACAATAACAATTCCTGCTGCAACTACACGAGATTTTGATTTTACTACTGCAGTTTATTCACTAGAGTTAACACAAGGAACTTTTGTAGTGCCCTTTTTAACAGGAAACATGACATTAGTTAGAGAGGTGACCAGATGACAACTCAAGCAGTAGTTACAGATAAAAATAATACAGTTGTTGTTGAATCAAAACAGCAAGTAGTTGTATTATCAGGACCTATTGGGCCACAAAAAGTTATTGGCGGTATAGCTGATTTATCGGATATTGATATATCTAATTTACAAAATGGTGGAATATTAATCTATAATACCACTACTCAAAAATGGACTGCTGGAAATTTACTTAATCAACAAGTAATTGAATCTGGTCAATACTAAAGGAACATAAAATGGCCTCAATTTTACGAATAAAACGCAGTGAAGTAAGTGGCAATCCAGCTGTTCTAGGTGCTGGTGAATTAGCATATAGCGGTTTAACAGATAATGGTTCAAATGGTGGTGATAGATTATATATCGGTATGGGTACCGAAACCGCGGGTAATGCTGTTAATCATGTTATTATTGGTGGTAAACGATATACAGATTTAGTTGATGCTGCAACTAATGCTAATACTGCTTCTGCAATAGTTAAACGTGATGCTAGTGGTAACTTTAGTGCTACAATGATTACTAGTAATCTTACTGGTAATGCTAGCACAGCTACTACTTGGCAAACAGCTAGAGATCTTAGTTTAACAGGCGATGCAACAGCAACCTTTACAGGTGTAAATGGTTCAGCAAACATTAGCACGGCATTAACACTAGCAGCTAGCGGTGTTACAGCCGGTAGTTATGGTAGTACTACTCAGATACCTACTTTTACTGTAGATGCAAAAGGTAGATTAACTGCTGCTGGTACAGTTAACGTAGCTACTACACTTACTGTTATTGGAACTAGTGGTTTATCTGAAAGTATTAATCTATTAACTGATACTTTTCTTGTTGCGGCTGGAACTGGCGTAACAACTACTACTGGTAGTAAACGTATTACTGTATCTATTGGACAAGATGTTTCAACAACTGCAAACGTTACATTTAATAATGTAACAGTTAATGGAACACTAAGTAGTGACGATATTACTGCTGCTAATATTAGTGTAGCAGGTAATGCTACAATTACTGGCAATTTGACAGTACAAGGAACTACTACTACTGTCAATTCTACTGCAGTATCAATTGCAGATGTTAACATAACACTTGCCAAAGATGCTACTACAGCTGCTCAAGCGAATGGTGCAGGTTTAACGGTTGCTGGCGCTAGTGCAACAATTTTATATACAAGCAGCACAGATACCTGGGACTTTAATAAAAATATAACCGCGCCTAATTTTACTGGCGGTGTAAGCGGTAATGCTAGTACAGCTACTACTTGGCAAACAGCCAGAGATCTTAGTTTAACTGGTGACGCTACCGCAACTTTAACAGGTGTAAATGGTAGCGCCAATGTTAGCGCAGCTTTAACACTAGCTACTGTTAATAGTAATGTTGGAAGTTTTGGTGATAGCGTAACAGTTCCAAGTTTTACTGTAAATGCCAAAGGTTTAATAACAGCCGCTAGTGCAACAGCAATACCAACAGCAACAGCAGGTGCTACTTCTGGAGCTGCTACAAAAGGATTAGTTAGTTTTTACAATGGCGACTTTACAGTTACTAGTGGTTATGTTACTATAAATTCTGTAGACGGCGGAACATACTAGTATAAGTTCTTCGAAATTTTTTAATTTCGATATTTCCTTATTAGGACGAATAAAATGTCATTAGTAAAATTAAAGAAAAGTTCTGTTCCAGGAAAAGTACCCCTAGTAACAGATTTAGATTATGGCGAACTAGCCATAAACTATGCGGATGGTAAATTATATTATAAAAATAGTTCTAATAGTATAGAATCTATTTCTGGTTCAGGAGCGGGTGGGGCAACAGTTAGATCCGTACAAGAAAATTCTGCAACTAGTGGACAAACTGTTTTTACTGTTACCGGCGGATATACTGTAGGATTTATCGACGTATATTTAAATGGCGTATTGTTAGATTCTAGCGATTATACCGCAACAAATACTACTAGTGTAACTTTAGCTAGTGCTGCATATATTAATGATAAGGTAACTTTTGTTAAATATCAGCCAGTAGTTATTGCTAATTTAAATACTAGTAATATAACTGAAGGTACCAATTTATATTTTACCAATGCTAGAGCGCGTGCTGCAATTAGTGTAACTGGAAGTGGTAGTTATGATAGTGCTACAGGAGTAATTACTGTAACAGGTGGAGTTACTAGTGTTAATACACTAACTGGTGCTGTAACATTAACAACTACTAATATTGGCGAAGGTACTAACTTATATTACACGGATACTAGAGCTAGAGCAGCTCATAGTTTTACAGCAGGTAGTGGTGCTTATAATAGTACTACAGGTGTTATAACAATACCTACTAACACTACTCATTTAACAAATGGTAGTAATTATATCACCCTTACTAGT